TTTCAGGTTTACTCGGCATTGCCTCATCAGGCTTGCCATCAATCTTGCAGTTCTTTCAACAAAAGAGCGACCAAAAGCATGAATTAAACATGGCTAAAATGCAGAATGAGCGTGAGATGGCTATGGCACAAGCTGGCTTCTTGGCGCAACAAAAGATTGAAGAAATTCGCACTGACCAAATTGAAATGCAAACTTATGCACAAGAACGTGAGGCATTATATGCACATGATGCTAAAATGATGGAAAAAGCATCACAGTCAGTCGTTGACATGAATGCGCGTGTAAGACCATTGATTGCTTACACATTTGTTGGCTTGTTAGTGTTTACTGACATTGTTGGATTAGGCTGGGCTATATGGACTGGTGTAAACTTCGACGTAGCCATGAAGGAAGTGTTCTCTGACGATGAGATGGCGATTGTAAGCTCAATTATTGGCTTCTACTTTGGCTCTCGTCAATGGGAGAAGATGCGTGAAAGTAAGTAAACGACTACTTGAGATGCTAAAGCATCATGAGGGCGTAAGATACAAGCCGTACCAGTGCCCCGCAAAACTCTGGACAATCGGAGTTGGGCATGTGATGTATCCAGAGCAAGCAAGGATACCTTCAACGATTGAAGGAATGGCAAAGCGTAAGGCTTATCCACTGCGCCCAGAAGATAACAGGACATGGAGCAAGGAAGAAGTTGACAGAATACTGGCTAAGGATGTCGAAAGATTTGAGCGTGGGGTCGAACGTCTTATCACTATACGACTTTCGCAAAACGAATTTGATGCTTTGGTTAGCTTTAGCTTTAATCTTGGTCTTGGTACATTTCAGCGGTCAAGCATCCGTCAAGCGCTTCTGCGCGGGGATAAGATTGCAGCTATGCAAAGCCTTCGCAAGTATAACAAGGCTGGGGGCAAAGTCCTCAAAGGATTAGACAACCGCAGGAAAGATGAAGAAGCGTTGTTTATGAAAGGATAGAATGAGTGTCCATTTAGTAATACCTGACGTTCAAGCTAAAGACGGTAACGATTTTACATTCCTCAAGTGTCTCGGTAATTTCATAGTAGAGAAGCAACCAGACACAATAATATGTATTGGTGACTTTGCAGACATGGAATCTCTATCGACGTATGACAAGGGATTAAAATCATTTGAGGGTAAGAGGTACACCAAAGATTTATTCGCTGCTAGAGATGCAATGGATGCCCTTCTTGAGCCAATGTTTAGATACAATAAGACGGCAAAGAAGAATAAGCAGAAGCAATATAAACCTAGAATGGTTCTCACTCTAGGCAATCACGAAAATAGAATTAACCGAGCTATCAATGAAGATAGTAAACTTGAAGGGCTAATGTCTCTAGATGATTTACCTTACCAAGATTGGGAAGTATATCCATTCCTTGATGTTGTTGTTATCGATGGTATTGCTTATAGTCATTACTTTACTTCTGGTGTTATGGGTCGCCCTATCACATCTGCCAACGCTCTACTCACAAAGAAACACATGTCGTGCTTTGCTGGCCACCAACAGGGCCGCCAGATTGCGTATGGCAAAAGGGCGGATGGTAAAGAGATGACAGCTATCATTTGTGGCTCATGCTATGAACATGATGAGGATTACTTGGGGCCACAAGGAAACCAACACTATCGCGGGTTCTATGTGCTGCATGATGTACACGATGGTCAGTTCGATGAGATGGCTGTGAGTATTAAGTTCCTTAAAGAACGGTACAACTATTACTGATTATCTGTATATACAATGTTTACACATAAGCGCAATATGTACATGTACACAAGTTCGTGTACAAAAAATCAAGGAGAATCGACATGTGGACTAAACCAGCAGCTACTGAAATGCGTTTTGGCTTTGAAGTAACAATGTATGTAATGAATAAGTAATTATTCTTGAAGGCTGATTAGTTTTTTTAAGTACCAGTCGGCCTTCTTTAAATCCTCAATACCATTCTTCTTCTTCCAGCGATACACATACTTAATTACATTGGCTGTGCATACAGCTTCTAATCCTACCAATCCATCTACTGCACTTTCAATAGCATCAATACATTCTACTTTGCCTTGATAGTGAGCTGGCCTGTTGACGTTATCTGTCATAGTAATGCGTCTCCACATGCGTCTAATAGTTCTTCATAATTTAACTTTGGTTCTTCTGGCACAGGTACAGTTCCCTCTGCTGGATAGTCAAAGTATCTTACTGGATTGCCTTCTTCATCTAGTAGAACGTACTTCATATTTTTGCCTGTAAAAATGATATGCGATTAAACCACAGGCAAAGCCTAACATAAACGCTGTGGAATAACAAAGCACATATTCAATTATTAGTTTCATAATGCAACCCTTCGTTACCATTGGCACCTATCTTGTCCATCCTATCCTCATCCCACTGTGCTTGGTTGGCTTGCTCTCGTAGGTCACGCATCTCCTCTTGCTCTAGCAATAGATACGATGTCTCTATTAGTTTACCAATACGCTGGTGGTCATGCCCTTTGATTTTATAGGTATTAGCAATCAACCTACCTAACTTCTCTTGATACTTATCATTCATCATAGTCTCCTACTGTCACATGCGTAACTGTTCTATTGCCATTGCCATGACTAACTGACACAGAACATGTTTTATCCTTTGGGAAGAATGCCATAAAGAAACATGTTAGCAAGAAGCCCACAAAGATACCCTTAATTGTTGCATCAAATTTTTTTATCATCTTATCGTCAGCCATAATTATTCCTAATAGCTATCAAACATTGAGAAGCTAGAGCCAACGCCACGATTAACTTCAGTGCGTGTACGTTTAGGTGTAGGCAATGGTGCTTCAAGCAGTCGAATGATTCGTGCATTAGGTGACACTATCTCTACACGCTGCTTCTGTTTATTCTCTTTAGCCTCACGCATCAATCGCATCTTGATGTCTAGTTCATGTGGTACTTCTCTCATGTCCACTGGCTTTGCTTTAACCTCACGCTTAACGTATGGCTTGCGTTTGTTAGCGCGATATACATTGATGTATCTATCACGTTCAAAGACTGTATGAAATCTAACACTATCGCCATGTGTCATGGTGCGTAGATAGTTATGCACTCTTGATTGTGTTGTGTTTAGCTTACGGGCTATCTGCAATACAGTCATTGGCCCTTCAAGTAACATCTTATAGATTGCTTCTTTCTTATTTTCTGTCTCTGTATGATTCATCATAAATCCTTATAAATGATTGGGTGATAGCGGGTTAATGAGAATTTTAGCCTAATTCAATTAACAACAGTATATGAACCTAACTGTGCTACCACCCAAAACTTAACTAGAACGGTACGTCATCCATAAAGTCTGCTGGCAAATCTAATGCCTTTGGCTCTGGCTGATGACCATTTGCCTTACCAGCTTCCTTTGGTTCTGACAATGCTTTCTTACCTAACAATGTAACGTCACGCACATTCAAGCTAGGAGACGTTTTTAAGTTGCCATCCTTATCTTGATATTCCCTGATAGAGAACTCGCCTGTTAGGCCTACTTGCGTTCCTTTTAGTAGCATTGGCGTAAGAGCTTCTGCTTGTTTACCCCAGATACTGCACTCAAGCCATGTTGTTTTACGGTTCTCACCATAACCTGACTGTAATGCAAAGCTAAAACTAGCTACGGGTTCTTGCTTGGCTGTAAACCGTAGTTCACAGTCACGACCCAAGTTACCGATTGCCGTTAATATATTCATCTTCACTACCTTTCTTAATTAAATGAATGTAACCATTAAAATTGACTGGGATTGAATCGACCTTGATGTACAGGTTACCATCATCCCCATATCTAGCGATACCCACTTTGAACCACCGCTTTACTTCCTTGCCACTTCTGTTTGTTGTTACGTTATAGCTTACAGCATCGTATGAATCCATCATGTTTCCTTAATAACAGAACGTGCCTGTCGGTGTTGTAATGCATTTAAGCACCTTGCCATCAGGCATTCTGACTGGCTCCCAAATATCTGAACCTGCTGCCATTGCTGTGTTTGCGAATAGGAATAGAACTAGTAAAATTTTTTTCATCTTAAAGCCTCTAACCTTTCCAATGTCACTGACACATCTACCAAAAACTCTTTAACTTTACGTTCAAGTTCTGCAATGTATGCGTCATCTCGTGGCAATCGTTTAATAAACATTTGCAAATCAGTTGGCATCTCTGGACAATACGATACAAAGTCATTCCATTGTCTGCCTGTGCAAGCCATCTGCCATTGCATCTGTGGAATATATTTAGTTGGCACTCGGCCATCCAGCATTGTCGTGATATGCGTATTGATTTTAGGGCATTTGATTTCAATCATGCCATCCTCGCCTACCAATCCATCTGGGCTTGCGCCTGACATCTCGATAGTAGGATGTTGAACGAAACCTACATGCTTTACAAAGTCCTTATTAGCTTCATACCATGCTCTGGCAAACGGTTCTAACTCGATGCCACGTTCCATGTAAGCATTAGTATAACTCTCTAATGGCTGGCCTGATAGTCTTTCGCATATCAATTCTACACGATAGTCTGCTCGTGCCTTTGCTTCGCCTGTCTTAATCTCTGCAATCACATCAGAGATACGAGATGCAGTGACCTTACCAAGACGCAGCTTGAACCACTCATCACTTCTTTGTTCGACTTCACTCATGATTACCTCACTCTCGGCATAGGGCGAGCCAAGCGATACTTGTGTCCCATGTCATCAATAATTTGTTTAACTTGTTTCTCACGCTTCTTTAGCGTAGCCATATCAGGATTTGGAAACTTGTAGAAGTTATCCAATACTAAATCCGCATCATGCTTTAAGAATATATTTGGCAACATTGCACTTCTCCCCAAACTTGTTAGCTACTTTTGTAGTAGCGGTTTCAATATGCAACCCTTTGCGACGTAAGTCATATACAACAGCACTCAATCGATAAATACCTAAAACCGACCAAGCCTGTAATGGATTGATACTACGATATTCTTTCAGGTGTTTTTCCAATCGTTCTTGCTGTGTCATTTTTCTACGCCCCCTCGCTTACAGTTGGTTGGTCGAATAAAGACTTCATCTCGTTAGTTGCTTTGATGACAGCGTTCTTGGCATTGTTATCGCTACCACATTCAATCAATGCTTGCTTGTAGTTAGCTTTAAGTTCTTCCAAGTTCTTGCTATCCGTTATACGTTTAACGATAGACGTTATATCAATCTCTACATCAGGTAAGTCTTCACCAGCATAGATATACAAGCCCAAGCCAAACATAGCCAGGTTCTTCACTAGACAGCGCATGATTGTTTTGTTGATGTCAAACATTGTGTAGGCTTCAACAGTGCGACTGCCACTCTTTGTTGTGTAGGTGTAGGCTTCTTTTCTCATAGCTTTGTTAGTGCTATTCATCACAGGCAGCCACATCTCATGCTCTACATTGTCAGCCCATACTCGTGTATAAACCATTGCGCCAATATCGCTTTCAAAGTATGGCAAGCCTTGCTCATTCTTAACGACTTCGTATGATGCGCGTGGAAAGTGTTTTTTAAACTCTGCCCAAGCCCATGCCCATGATAGATAAGTTAAGCCATCTCTAGCCTCTGTCTTATCA